GAAACACCACTTATTGAGGAAGTTGATGAATTAAAAGAAACAAAACGTGGCGAACGAGGTTTTGGATCTTCGGGTAAGAACTAATTTAGTTACCAAATGCGATACCACCCATACCATTCTTAATCCTAAGAATGTTATAGTTGACCGCATACGCACGAATCATATCAAGGTTCGAACTCGCTGGAGTATTAATATTTATTCTCGCATTATCGATTCGCGAAAAGTTCAAGGTACCCGTTGGCTGAGATTTGTTCATGGTAAGACAGAACGGCCATGTATATATTTGTTCCGAATCGACCGTAGTGTTAAGAATCGAACAATGTCTCGATGGAACGACGTTTCTATGGTATTCGTGTGTCATATTTTCAAAGAGTGGGACACCGTTGATGAACATAGACGCATCCGTGAATGTGTATGATGTTGGTTGACGATCTCCTCCCGCGGTGTTCCCGTTACCCGCAGCTATATGAACGGCCTTTACTGGGTGATTAAAGTAGGTCAAATCAATCGACGTATCGGAAGCAGACATTGGTTGGTGTTGTGTTTGTGTAATGAGAAGTTCGTGTTCACCGTTAGCAAAGAATTCACGTTCGTCTGTGTCAACAAACACGTACGAACCGTATACCTTTGGCGAAGAACCTAAACTAAATGTACCATTTCTACACTTAATTCTAATTTCAACTTCGTGGTACTGAAGACCGACAAGTGGTAAAGATTTCGTCCAATCTTCACTGAAAAAGAATGGGATTATGTAACTACCAGTTGGTGCATTATCACCACCGTCTTGAGTTGTCACGGCACACGTCGCTTTCGCCGAAGATTCGTTATATAAGGTATTGTGTACGGTATTAATGAAAAGTGTATCCAGTTTTGTAACTTCTTGACCACCAATCCACAAAGAGAATTCAGTTGGTGAAGTTTCACTGACCGCCCCGCCGGGGCCGGGGGATCTAAAAATACAGTCATTATGATCTCTATCGTTAATATTGGCATTTTCAATCCATACGTAACTCAAGAGATCACCTTTCGATCTGATAGGGATGGAAATTTCATTTCCCGATTCAAACGTCCCGATATAATCCATACGTTCTGGTTTTATCGAAAAGTTTGTGTGACGTTTATAGTTTTGTCTAAAAAAAGAGACTTGAGGATCGCCTGTGATATAGACGTCCTGGGCACCGACTGAGACGAGATCAATCAAAGCAGCTGACATATTTACTACTATACTATATTAAAAAAATCGGGCGTTAACGTAATAAGATAAAAATGGTCGTGTTCCAAGTATTGACCTGGGAAACACAAGACACAGAGGACGAACACTTGATTAGTATTTTTGGTAAAACAAACGAAGGTAAGTCTGTATGTGTTACGACCAGTTTTACACCATACTTCTTCGTGAAACTCCCGAAGAAAACATCACAAATGGATATTCGTAATTTATATACAAAGATTGATAAGTTATGCCCTGAATGTTTGGTAAGTTACGATATCGTTCAATCTAAAGATGTCTGGGGTTTTCAAAATAATGAAAAATTTATTTTTATGCAATTAAACTTTAAGAACCTCGCGGCACGACGTATGGTAAATGGGCGATTAAAACGTACATTACCCGATGAAGCCGTGAAATATAAAGTATACGAATCAAACTTAGATCCTGTTCTGAGGCTGATGCACCGAACTAATATTCAATCTACTGGGTGGATGGATTCCGGGGACGCATGTGTACGTTCACACTTAGCACGGGTTAATATAGACCTATTCTGTAACGACTGGAAAACACTTAAACCAGTTGATATTCCAGAGACTGCACCTTTTGTAGTCGCGTCCGTAGATATTGAATGTAATAGTTCAACGGGTAAGTTTCCTGATGCAGATGTAAAAGGTGATGCATGTTTCCAGATTGCCGTATCACTTACACACTTTGGTTCTGACGTACCGTATGATAAAACATGTTTTTGTTATAAAAAAACAGATTCAGAATTAGACGGGTGTATAATTAAGAGTTACGAGACTGAACGTGAAATGCTTATGGCATTCAAGGAGTATCTTATGGAAAAGGACATTGATATCATAACAGGTTGGAACATATTCGGCTTTGATTTAGAATATATAATGAAACGTGCGGTCATGACAGGGTGTGATCAGACATTCTATGAAATGAGTAAAATGAAAAACCATTCATGTGAACTTGTGTATAAGAAGTTGTCTTCGAGTGCACTTGGTGACAATGATCTCAAGATTTTACCGATGCCTGGACGGTTTATTTTCGATCTATTTCATGAAGTTAAAAAGGGGTATAAACTTGATTCATACAAACTCGATAACGTTTCGAAACTGTACCTCGGTGATAATAAAATTGATATGCCACCAAAAGAAATGTTTGCGCGTTTTGTTGAAGAAGACCCCGTAAAGTTACGTGAAGTCGCCGAATATTGTATTAAGGATACACTTTTACCTCATCGTTTGTTATCAAAATTATCTATACTTGTTAATTTATTAGAGATGGCTAAAGCGACGTGGGTTCCCCTCTGTTATTTAGTAGAAAGAGGACAACAAATCAAAGTGTTTAGTTTGTTAACAAAAAAGGCTCGTGAAATGGGGTTTATGGTTCCAACTATATCATGGGGACAATATTCTGCAGAAGGATACGAAGGTGCAACTGTTTTAGACGCACAAAAAGGTGCCTATTACACACCAATAACAGCGCTAGATTTCGAAGGTCTGTATCCATCAATTATGATGGCACATAATTTATGTTATTCATCGATGGTTATGGATTCTAAATATGAAAATATACCTGGTGTAACATACGAAACGTTTGGGTTTTATAAGTTTGCACAAGATGTCCCTAGTCTTTTACCAAGTATTCTTCTAGAACTAAAACAGTTTCGTAAACAAGCTAAAAAGGACATGGCGCAATCGACTGGTGCCCTAAAAGAAATGTATAATGGTAAACAATTGGCGTATAAAGTGTCGATGAACTCTGTATATGGATTTACAGGTGCGGCAAAGGGTATGTTACCCTGTGTACAAATCGCTTCAACGGTAACTCTAAAAGGTCGGAGTATGATTGACGAGACAAAAGCGTATGTTGAAAAGAATTTCCCGGGATCAAAGGTAAGGTATGGTGACACGGATTCAGTTATGGTCGAATTTGATGTAGGAAATCGTACAGGAAAGGAAGCAATTGAATATAGTTGGGAAATAGGTGAACGCGCTGCGGAAGAGTGTACTAAACTCTTCAAAGCACCGAATAACCTTGAACTTGAAAAGGTATATTGTCCGTATTTCTTATATTCAAAGAAACGGTATGCGGCAAAACTTTGGACAAAAGGTAAAGATGGTAATATGAACATGGATTATATAGACGTCAAAGGACTTCAATTAGTACGGAGGGACAATACACCTCACATGCGTGAAGTGTGTAAAGAACTCCTTGATGTTGTTTTAGAAAGTAGTGATACCGGTCCACCAAAAGAACTCGCTTTACAAAGAGCTATTGAACTTATTGAAGGTGATGTACCTAATGAAAAACTAATTCTGAGTCAGGGTTTATCGGATTCGTATAAATCAAAAGGGTTTTCGGTTTCTATTAATAGTCCCGATATTAAGGATATTAATCAAGCTCACGTTCAAGTTGTACGAAAAATGCGTGAAAGACAACCAGGTTCTGAACCACAATCGGGTGACCGTGTACCTTATATTCTCATCGATACGGGTGATCCTAAAGCAAAGGCGTTTGAAAAGTCGGAAGATCCAAAATACGCAAAAGACAATAATTTAAAAGTTGATTATAATTATTATTTTATAAACAAGTTTCTAAACCCCGTGTGTGATTTAATTGAACCACTCTTTGAAGATCCTAAAGAAGAGATATTCGGTGAACTTCTAACACGTGTGAAACCGAAACGACGCCCAAAGAAAAAAGTAGAGGCTGAAACTGAAGGGCAACAAAAAATAAGTGACATGTTCAAAACGCTTAAAAAATAGTGACGTATATAAAATATGACATCCAGAAAATTACAAACACTTTGGGATGAAGAAGTAGAAACCGAATTATATAGACGTACCATAAAGATAATGGAAAAAATATCGTATAAATATTCTATTAATTTAAAACTTTTACTCTCTGAAATTCCAAACCCATTAAATTTTTGTAGAGGTTTTAAAAAGGATGGTTCCCCATGCATAGCAAAAGCTAAACTTAATGGAATGTGTGGAAGTCATATAGATCAACCTCAACTTAGAGGTCCAGTGGAAATGGTTTCTAAAAATAATGAAGGTATACGACATACACATAATTTATCGGAATGTATATTTAAACCGGGGTGTCCGGCATGTGAAGTATCAAGAAAGGGATTTAGAGAATTGCGTGGAATAATGTAATATGAATAAATCAGCTATTCTACTAACATCGATTGATACTTTTTATAATATACCCGAGAATAGAGCTACACTTTTAGAAATTTTAAATAAAACTGGTGGTATTTCTCTAAGAAATCTTGAATGGTTTATTACAAATTACTCTAAGAAAAACAATCTATCATATAAAACAAATGACGGTAAAATATTTAGTGTACATTGTGCATATAAATCAAGTTTAGACGGATACAGTAAAAAATTATTTGATCCATTCTGTCGTTCTTCTAAAATATCGTACACTGTTCCGGGAACATCCAATGAAATACATACTACTGTTGCACAGTTGAATTTCATAAGATGGTGTATAAAAAATAATATAATTGAGTATATACACGATCATAAAAATGCACTTTTTTCTAAACAAGTGTCATGATACCATTTTCAAAAATGAACGTTTGATATCCTACATAATATAAGTGCAGTGTATAACCACTAGTAAGTCCCTGATTCATATTTACATCCAAAACAGTTCTATTTGACTGCAACTGACTAAAATCCAACATCCCCGATGGTTCCACATTAATCGGATTCATCGAGAATGCATATGTATAAATGTTTCGTAAAGGTCGTGATAAACGACTCGAAAATGGAACAACGTATTTGAAATATTTAT